AAGAAGCTCAAGGCTAAGTGGACGCCAGAATTGGGACAGGATCTTAATGCCTATCACAATCTTGACGCCGAAGTCGAGCTTACTAGCATTCTCTCTGAGCAGATTGCTCTAGAGATTGATCGTGAGATTCTTGCGGATCTCGTTAACGGTGCAAATGCTGGTACTTACTATTGGTCGCGCTCACCAGGACTGTTCTTAAACCGCACAAATGGTATCGAAATTGGCGCTAGCTCTGCTGCTCCCGATTTCACCGGTACTGTCAGTGAATGGTATGAGACTCTTGTAGAGACTGTCAATGACGTTTCTGCTCAGATCCACCGTAAGACTCTACGGGGTGGAGCAAACTTCCTCGTCTGCGGACCTGAAGTTGCTAATATCCTTGAGTTCACGGCTGGTTTCCGCGCAAGCGTTACTGCTGACGACGATAAGGGTTCTGTTGGTGCCGTTAAGGTTGGTTCGCTTACCAAGAAGTTCGATGTGATTGTAGATCCCTACTTCCTTCGTAACGTTATCTTGATTGGCCGCCGTGGCTCTAGCTTCCTAGAAAGTGGGTATGTATATGCACCTTATGTGCCACTACAGACTACCCCCACGATCTTCGGCCCTGAAGACTTCGTGCCCAGAAAGGGTGTGATGACTCGTTACGCTAAGAAGATGGTACGTCCCGATATGTATGGTCTTGTTATCGTGCGCGGTCTCACTGGAGAAGCAGGCGCAACTAGCTAAAAACTAGTAACCAAATAAAACGTAAAGCCTTCGTCTTCGGACGGGGGCTTTCGTGTTTGTAGAACTACTTACAGATGAACTTAAAGTTCAAACCAAAGTTATCGGGTAGATTTTAAAGCTACCCCCTAGTATTGCTGAAATAGATCAATGCAGGGACACGATTATAAAAGGAGGGTTTTTAACTATGGGAACAAAAAGAGTTGGCCTCGCGAGAATGCAGGCATTAATAGAGAATTTAAAGAGAGATATTAACTGGCAGAACGCCACGTCTCAGAATTTGGTGCTTCGAAAAACCGCCGGCGCGGCGGGTGCTCAAGGCCCTACTGCAATTGTTGTAGGAAAGAATGGAGGCCAAGGCCTGGTGGCCACTGCCACCGGTGCAGCAGATCCTTTTACGGAGTCTTCAACGCAGCTTTTTGACTTTGGTACATTGCTTTATTATGGAGATAGAGTATTTCGCTATGCAGGTATCGGTGGAGTCGCTGTTACTGCTGGCAAGTGTTTACAAGCTGCAGCCCTTTATAACGCTAATCACCGCGACATGGCCGTGCAAGCTGCTGCTGCCGCTGGTGCAACGTCGGTGGCTGTAACATTTGGCGGCGACACTGATGCTGCTGAAGATCTGTATGCAGAAGGCTATCTTCACGTTAATGATGATGCCGGCCAGGGCCAGCTTATGAGAGTCAAATCACATGCTGCCGTTGATGCGGGCGTATCCACCACCTGCACACTTAATCTGTATGACAAGGTAGTAACTGCATTAACTACATCCAGCAAGGCTGACCTAATAATAGCACCATACAATGACCTTGTTGTGGCGCCGGCCGCCGAAACCGGTCCTGTTGTTGGTGTTACCGTTATAGATATGACAGCGGATTATTACGGCTGGGTTCAGGTGAGCGGACCCTGTTCTGTTCTTACTATTGGAACTGTAGTTCTGGGCAATCATGCTGTTAGGTCCGGTGGCACCGCCGGCGGTGTCGCTCCCGCAACGGATGATCTTCTCCAGAATCTCGGAGCAGTCATGGTTGTTAATGGCAACACTGATAATAGTGTTATTTGGTTAAACATTGAGTAATCGTACAGTTATTAAGTTATAAAATAAACCTTTAAAGTTTTGCCCCCTTCCAACCGGTTGGGGGGTTTTTGTTTCGAGAACAAAGCCTAAAAACGCCAATCTCCTAAAAAATACCGCCGCCAAATTTTTGAGATTTTCGTTTTATAAAAATAAAACTATTTATTATATAACAAGGAGTTCCCATGGGAAAGAAAAGAAGATTAAAGTCTGCAAAGGCGAAGTTTAGCACTAAACATGCTAGTCATCCTCGTATGCAAAATTTAAATAGAGAGGAGGTACCTGAAGTAGAAGCTACATCGCCCGACCCGGAGCCGGAAGTTGTCGTTGTCTTACAAGAGGAAAAAAATGAAATAAAACCAAAACCTCCGCCGAAGCCAAAAACAGCTAAAAAGCCTCGTCGCACAACAAGAAAAAAGACAACTAAAAAGATTGAACCCATATCAACTTGATTTTAATTTGTTTCAGAATCAAAGCCCTCAGTAATCTGGGGGTTTTGTTTTATAAAACACTATTTATTTAATGAATATTTAAGGAAATTAGATAATGCCAACAAACTTAGCTCCTACGTCTACCCAAAGTTCAGTAATATTGACCTCTACAGGAAGTGTTACAGATGTGGCCTCCGCTGTTCCATTTGGAGCATATACAGGATCTACGGATTTTTTAAGTGGTGCTGCTTTACAAGTTTCATTTGTATATAAGAAGCTTGGCGGCGATGTAGTAGATATTGAGCTAACACCATCGAACGTATATGCTGCTTATGAAGAGGCTGTGTTGGAATATTCTTATATTTTCAACCTTCATCATGGAAAAAATACACTTTCTAGTGTTCTGGGCGCAACGACTGGTACATTTGATCACAAGGGAGATAGAAAATCGGGCCCAAGTGGAGTTAACTTAAAATATCCTAGATATCAGTTTACATATGCCATGAATGTTGGCGATGGAATGGCCGGCGCTGCTGGTTTTGGTGGAACAATTACTGAATATTCTGCATCTTTTAAACCTGTAACGAGCAAACAAGATTACGATATTCAAAGTATTATTTCAAGCTCATCAGCGTCGGGGGTCAATGAAGACGGAAAGGATGTCCCCTATGCTGGAAAAGTTGGTGACAACAGGGTTTTCATCACAAAAGTTTTTTACATGTCTCCACGGGCCATGTGGCGCTTCTATGGCTATTATGGAGGTATAGGCGTGGTCGGTAATTACTCTACCTATGGACAATTTTCTGATGATTCAACATTTGAGATTATTCCTACCTGGCAAAACAAAATGCAAGCCATAATGTATGAAGATTCAATTTATACTAGAACATCTCATTATTCATATGAGCTAATTAATAATAAATTGAGATTGTATCCCAATCCAACCGAATGGGCATTTAAACAGGCAGATAGTATATGGGTTAGATTTTATATTAAGACTGATGCTTGGACAGAGGACGATAATTATAAATCTGGCATAGAAGGTGTCAATAATGTTAACACAATGCCTCTTGATAATATTCCTTATCAAAATATTAATGCTATTGGTAAGCAATGGATCCGAAAATATGCATTATCAGTTTGTAAGGAGATGCTAGGTCAAATTAGGGGCAAGTTTACAACAATTCCTATTCCTGGTGAAAGTGTAACATTAAATCACTCTGAATTATTATCGCAAGCAAAAGAAGAACAGCAGCAATTGAGAGATAAATTAATGGAAATCTTGAAAGAGATGGAATATACTGAGCTTATTAAGAGAGACGTTGAGATCACAGAGGCAGCAGAGAAAACATTAAAAAGTTCACCATTNCCAATATTTGTAGGATAAATAGAGTATGTCTAATGAATGGAAAAAGCCAGCACAGCCTCCTCCACCTCTCTTTCTTGGAAAGAAAGAGAGAGATCTTGTTAAACAAGTTAATGATGAGCTTATCGAAAAGATCATCGGCCAACAGGTTCTTTATTATGCTATTGATTTAGAAACAACTAAGTTTCATGAACTATATGGCGAAGCTATTGAAAAAACATATTTACCACCTGTGCGTATATTCGCACTTGTAGAATATACTGATTTCTCAACGACATATATGGAAGGCGCCGGCGTCGATAAGTCTTGGGAGATTAATATACATTTTCATAAAAGAAGACTAGAAGAGGATCAAAACATGTATGTGCGCGAAGGTGATTTCGTATTATATAATGATTATTATTTTGAAATAGTTAAACTTCAAGAGCCTAAATTGCTATTTGGTCAAGCTAATAGGGAATTTGAAATTTCCGCTAGATGCCTTAGAGCTAGAAAGGGGTTATTTGATGCTACCTGATAATTTTGATTTTGCAATGTTGTCTCCCGGTAATTATAATTTACGAGAAGTGGGCATTTTGGAATCCACAATTGAAACAATAGATTATTCTATAGTGTCATGGTTAAAAGAAGATTTAAAATTGATGGCGCGCACTAATGATGGATATACAACAGTTCCGGTTTTATGGCAAGTTCCAGAAAGAGCATATCAAGTTAAACACAATAGAGATTTAAGAGATGATGCTGGTGCTTTAAAATTACCTTTGATCTCCATAGAGAGAACTGGCATTACAAAAGATCCAGCCAAAAAAGGGGCTTTTCAAGCACATTATTACTCTAAAAAGAAAGATGGCAGATCCGGCCGCTGGGTTATCGCTAAAAGAATCGTAGAAGACAAAACTAGAAATTTTGCTGTTGTAGGAAATATCCGTCGCGCCAATTACTCTTCAGGAGATGAAAAGCCTCAACGTTATACTCCAAGGGTAAATAAAAAAGTTATTATTCAAAGCTTGTCCATTCCGATTCCTGTATATGTTAATGTAGAATATAAAATTGTTATTAAAACAGAATACCAACAGCAAATGAATGATTTATTGGTGCCGTTTATGTCTCGTACCGGCCAGATTAATGCCTTCACAATGAAGAGAAACGGCCATTTATATGAAGCATTCATCGATCAAGGCTTCGTCCACAACAATAATGTTAATAATCTCGCTGAAGAAATGAGGATGTTTGGTTCAGAGATCACAATTAGAGTGTTGGGATATTTAATTGGGGAAGGAGAAAATGATGATCGTCCGTTGGTTATAGTAGACGAAAACGTTGTAGAAATAACATTCCCATCGGAAAGTCCAGTTCCTGAAGGCAACGATGACTTTTTTATTCCTTAAAGAGACGCCGTTAGCAAATGAAAATACTATTTAATTCATGATTACACTATCATTTATATGATTTTAATAACGAGGAATCCACAACATGTCAGTTAAGAATTTTAAATTTGTATCTCCTGGGGTGTTTATCAATGAAATTGATAACTCCTTTATTCCGAAATCGGCTGTTACGATTGGTCCGGTGGTTATTGGGCGCGCCCAACGCGGTTTAGCAATGCAGCCCGTCACGGTCGAATCATATTCTGACTTCGTTACAATGTTTGGGGACACCGTTCCAGGAAATGGGGGCGGTGATATTTATCGTGATGGAAACTATCAATCCCCAATGTATGGAACATATGCCGCAAAGGCTTTTTTGAGAGCAAACGTTGCTCCTCTTACATATGTCAGGCTTCTTGGAACAGAAAACGCAAACAAAACTACTGCCGGCGCAGCCGGTTGGGAAACAACTGATGACCCCGGCTCCGACATTTCGGGTACCCCCACCAACGGTGGTGCATATGGATTATTCGTCAATGTAAGCTCGTCTACGTCAGCGCAATCGTCCGGTGTGTTTGATTTTGGAACTGCTTCTTTGGCGGCTATTTGGTATGTTGACCAAGAAGGAAGTGTTCGGCTGAGTGGAAGCTTGTTTCATACTCCTGTTAATACCAATCTAACTTCTGGAGTTGGCTATGTCCTTCAGAATGATTCAGATTATTTATTTACAGTTACTGTATCAAGTTCTCTTCAGGGCGAAAGAGACATTAAGTTTGGTTTTGATGATTCATCTGAGACTTTCATTCGTAAGCGGTTTAACACCAACCCCCAATTGTGTGCAACGGCGGGGGCCTTTTATCCCTCTGCTTCGGCTGTACGGTATTGGCTTGGTGAAACATTTGAACAAGATTTACGAGACTCCAGCTTAGTTGGTGTTGATTCCTACGGTGTAATATTGCCGCTTGGAACTAATGCCAATGCGGCAGCTGGTGCGCACTCGATGCGTCGTTCTTCTATGGAAGGTCGTACAAGTTGGTTTATTGGACAGGATCTAAGTGGCCAAACTGGAAGTTATAGGCCCGAATCCATGCAAAAGCTTTTCCGTCTCATTGGTCGCGGCCATGGCGAATGGTTACATAAAAACTGTAAGGTTTCAATTGAAAAGCTTAGGCAGTCTAATACGACTACTTCAGATTATGGTACTTTCTCCCTTGTTCTTCGTCAGCTAAGTGATACGGACAACAAAGTGGTTGTGTTGGAGAGATTTGACAATCTAACGTTAGACCCAACGGCGCCTAACTTTGTTGCACGTAAAATTGGTGACAAATATCTTAGCTGGAACACTAGCGAGGATAGACTAAAAGAATACGGTGATTATAACAACTTGTCGAGATTTGTTCGTGTTGAGATGAACGCGGATGTAGAAGCCGGCGCCACAGATGCTCAGTTGCTTCCGTTCGGATACTTTGGACCTCCAAAGCCCAAAGATCTCCATCTTTCTGGCACCCAGCCTGGATCGGGCACCGGTACCACTGACCCAGCACTCGATAGTTCATTTATTTACTATCCCGCGCAACTGGCTTATGCGAATACAACTGCGGTTTTAAGTGGATCTACACTCCACCGTGGTCCCGCCGGCACCAACGTCAGTGGCTCTCTGACTGGTTCATTGAAGTTCCCGCAAGTACGCTTGAGAACGTCAGCTTCTGATGGCGGCTTAAGTGATCCGACGAAGGCTTATTTCGGAATGCAAACTACACGTACTGCCACTAGCACTACACATGATCCAAGTGTTGCGGATCCTCATAGGTTATGGTTTGGATCATTTCCCGATGACCCAACCACTTATGGTTCTCAAGCTCCAAGCGCTCTTTCCGGGGTTCTAGCTTGGGGGTATGTCTTCTCAATGGATGATATAAAACTAGATGGACTAACAAATGTATATAACTATGCTTCTGGGGCCCGCTCTGGAGGTACAAGCGTAGGAGCTTACACTACACTTCTTAACGCTGGTTATGATAGCTTCACGGCTCCTTTCTGGGGTGGATTTGATGGATGGAATATCCTGGTACCTGATCCGCTTTATAACGTAGGAATGGGAACAAGCGCCACAGTACTTAATAGCGCCCCTTATAACACTATTAAGCAGGCCATTGACACAGTGGCAGATCCAGAATATGTTAATATGAACCTACTAAATGTTCCTGGCTTGACCAACGATTCATTAACGGCTCATATGATTAATGTTTGTGAGGAGAGGGCAGATGCGCTGGCACTTATAGACTTGGCTAACATATATATTCCTTCTCATGAGCGTTACTATTCTGATAAGTCTGATAGAATTGGAACAACTCCAACTCAGGCTTCTAATAACTTAAGAGACAGACGGATTGATTCCAGTTATGGTTGCACATTCTATCCTTGGATTCAGACTCGCGATGAAATGACTGGAAGACTACTCTGGATTCCGCCTTCAGTTGCAATGATGGGCGTTCTGGCTAGTTCGGAAAGAAAATCAGAAATCTGGTTTGCGCCGGCAGGATTCAACCGTGGAGGCCTTTCCGAAGGTGCTGCAGGAATTCCTGTTACAGGCGTTACAGAAAGATTAACATCTAAGTCTAGAGACCTTCTTTATGAACAACGTATTAATCCGATTGCTTCGTTCCCATCCAGTGGAATTGTTGTCTTTGGACAAAAAACATTGCAAGAGCGCCAATCTGCACTAGATAGAATCAATGTAAGACGTTTGGTTATTTACTTGAAAAAGCAGATTTCCATTCTTTCAACACAGATTTTGTTTGAGCAGAATGTACAGGCAACCTGGAATAGGTTTAAGTCACTTATTGAGCCTTTCCTAGCAAATGTTAAGACAAGATTTGGTATTACTGACTATCGACTAATCCTTGATGAGTCAACCACAACACCAGATCTTATCGATCAGAACATTCTTTATGCTAAGATTATGATTAAACCCGCAAGAGCAATCGAGTTCATTGCAATCGACTTTGTTATTGCTTCAACCGGTGCATCATTCGATGATTAAAAAGGAAGGGGGATTTTTCCTCCACTACACTAATTAAAATAGATTATAGGAGTCCCTAAAAATGGCATTTTGGTCAACAAACTTTGGTGAAGATACAACACTTAAAGATCCGAAAAGAAAGTTTCGGTTTACGATAGAATTTCAAGGAATTCAAGCCTCGCAGGGAGGAGCTTCGCTGTGGTATGCTAAAACAGTTACGAAGCCATCCTTTCAGATCGCTGCTTCTGAACATAAGTTCCTTAATCATACTTTTTATTACCCCGGCTCGGTAACTTGGCAGGATGTTTCAGTAACACTAGTCGATCCTGTTGAACCAGATATGGCTGCAACTCTTTCTGATATTGTGGTACAATCAGGTTATGCTCCACCTACTGACTCTACTTCTTTGTCTACAATGTCAAAAGCTAAGGCTGCTGGCGCACTGGGAACAGTTATTATTACCCAAATCGATTCAGACGGAAACCCCTTGGAAACTTGGACTCTTTGGAACTCATTTATGACGGAAGTTAAGTACGGTGATTTGGGATATGGAGAAGATGATCTCACAGAGATGTCGGTCACCCTTAAGTACGACTGGGCCCGCGTAGAAACTGCTGGTGGATCTTCAGCAGTCGCCGGTGGTGGCGGATCAGAGTTCTTCGGAGTATAATATTATAATCACAAGAGAGGTGTATATTGTCGAGAAATAAAGAACGCCTAGGTGGCGTTCAACAACAGGATACTAGTCCCCCGCCGCAAATGACACAAGCGGCTTCTGAGGGGTCTGGATTTTCCTTTGTCGTCCCTACAGAAATTATTGAATTGCCATCAAAAGGCAGATATTATCCAGAAGGCCATATTCTTCATGGCGAGGACAATATTGAAATTCGTCAAATGACAGCTAAAGAAGAGGATATGTTGACTTCTAAAACTCTTCTAAAAAAAGGTATTGCGTTAGACAGGGTTATCTCCAGTCTGATCGTAGACAAGCGTATCAATCCAGACTCACTACTTGTGGGTGATAGAAATGCCCTTGTTATTGCTGCGCGCGTGACGGGATATGGAAGCGAATATATTACACAGGTGACATGTCCTAGTTGCGAGGAGAAGCAAGATTATAAATTTGATTTGAATGCTGTTAATATCTATGAAGGCGGAAGATTAGAAGATCTTGAGGTGACAGCTAATGAAGATGGAACTTTTGATGTGATACTTCCAAGAATTAAAGTAAGAGTGACATTTAAGTTATTGACAGGAAGAGACGAGAAGTCAGTAATCAGTGGAATAGAAAGTGATCGTAGACGTAAAATGCACGAAAGAAACGTTACGAGACAACTGGTTAATATTATTGCAGGAGTAAATGGAGACAGTTCTCAAGAAGCTATTAATTATTTAGTCCAAAACATACCCTCTTCGGATTCACGTCACTTGCGTCTGGCATATAAACTTGTTGCGCCCAACATTGATTTAACTCAACATTTTGAGTGTATCGAGTGTGATTTTGAGCAAGATATGGAGGTTCCGCTTACAGCGGACTTTTTTTGGCCTGACAGATGAATATATAGAAAACATTTATGAACAGTTTTTCTTTTTGAAATATTCGGGTGGATGGTCCTTTTCTGAGGCTTATAATTTACCAGTTGGTTTAAGAAAATGGTTTGTTAATCGCTTGATTAAACAGTTGGAAATGGAAAAAGAGGCAATNGAAANAGCCTCAAAGGGCACCGGCGGTAATTATCAGACATTAACGTCGAAAAATCAGCCATCGCCACCACCTAATATAAGAAGACAGGGTAAACGTTAGCCCTGTCTTTTTCTATTTGAAACTAATTAAGTTGAAGCATAATAACTTTTACTTTTTTTAAGGGATTTTTTAAACATGGCCACACCAACTCAAGAAGAGCTAAATCTCCTTATCGAGGCCGCCAAAGTCGAAAAAGAACGCCTTGATTCCACCAAGGAACGTTTAAAGATAAGGCAGGATGAAGCGGATCTGGCACGTGCCAGTAATGCTCTTAATAGAGAACAATATAAACTAGCAACACAGGCGATAGACGCAAGAAAAGACGAGTTAGCCACATCAAAGGAACAATGGGAGACAGAACAAAAGATACTAGAGGCTCATCGATCAATAATCGCAGCCTCAAAAATAAAATATGATTCTGGTACAAGATTGGTTGCACAGAGCGAAGCCCAACTGCAGTTATTACAATTGGAGCTAGAAGAACTAATAAAACAAGGCGATGCATCCGAAGAGGACTTGGAAAAAGCCAAGAAAAAAATAAAGGACTTGACAAAAACTCTGGGAATCCAAAAGAAGCTCTCAAAAGAGTTAGAAATTCAAGATCCTTTGGCTCAAGGACTGGTTGAAAAAGGTCATTTATGGAACCAAGCTCGTAAAGATGGTCTTATGGGAGAGTTGGCCCTTGCGAAGGGTATAAACAAAACCAATCAAAAGCTAGATAAGGGCCTTAGCATATTCTTTGCTAAGATGAAAGAAATGGTGATGGGCCTGGATAAGGCAGAAAACCAATTTGAAAGAACAACCGGTCTGGGTAAAGAGTTTTCTCTCCAGGTTAGAAGTACCTATAAAGACTTAAGAGGCTTGGGGGTAAGCGCCGAACAGGCTGCAGAATCTCATCAGAATTTGGCCAAATCTTTTACTGACTTTACTATGATGGCGCCTGGTGCAAGACAAGAACTGGCTGATACGGGTGCTGTTTTAGGAAAACTAGGCGTTGCTGCTGGCGATTATGCGAAAGGTATACAAACCATGACAAAAATGCTTGGGCAAACCGCAATGGAAGCGGAAGAAACGTCAAGAGAACTTGTGGCGTTTGCGAAAGATATTGGTGTGGCACCAGGCGACCTATCTGCCAAATTTGCAGCTATGGGCCCACAACTAGCCAAATTTGGGCGCGAAGGAACAAAAGCCTTTAAAGATATGGCTGCTATTTCCAAGATCACAGGCATGGAGATGGAAAAGGTTCTTGCTATTGCTAACAAGTTTGATACTTTTGAAGATGCTGCAGGAATGGCTGGTAAATTGAATGCAGCATTGGGTGGCAACTTTGTCAACGCGATGGACATGATGATGGAGACTGATCCTGCAGCCCGTTTTGGTATGGTTCGAGATGCAATCAAAGATGCGGGATTGTCATTCGATGATATGAGCTATTATCAGAAGCAATTTTATACGGAATCGTTAGGATTGTCTGATGTAGGCGATCTGGCCATGGCATTGTCTGGAAACATGAACGACTTATCGGGTGATATGGGCAAAACGAGCAAAGATCTTGTCGCCATGAAGAAACAGGCACGCGGCGTTCAAGATATTATGGACAAGTGGAACTCCGTTTTGGCCCAATCGGCTCCTCTGCTTATGGGAATCGCGGATGCGCTCTCCAATGGACTAACTTGGCTCCAGGAACATAAGGAAGCTATGAAAATGATTATTCCAATAATGGTTACTATGAGAGGGGTGACGTTTGCGTTGTCTATTGCCCAAGCTTTAGCTACTATTACTGGCAAAAAACAAACTGTGATGTTTCTGGCGATGGCCGCCGCAGTCGCAGCGCTTGGATTTTTGTTATATCAACAAACGTGGAGTTCTAATTTTGTGGAAGCAACCATTGGACTCGCTGCAGCGTTTGCGATAGTGGCGGTTTCGGTTAAATATGCTGGAAAACAGCTAAGAAGGAACAAAGGCGCAATGCTGGCCGTTGGTCTTGCGATGTTGTTTATGGGCATTGGCGTTGGCATCGCAACAAAAGGTTTTACTGACTTTGTAGCAGTTTTACTCTTAGCTAACGATCAAACGGGTCTTATAATAGGCTCATTGATAGCTGTTGGTGTTACACTCATAGCCTTGATGGTTGCAATGGCAGTTTTTGCAGTAAAAACAGGAGGGATTGGTGTAGCCGCTGTTTTGGCTATGGGGTTCGCATTTTTAATGCTAGGAGCGGGAATCTATCTCGCAGTAGAGGGATTTGAAAAGCTTATTGGATTGGTTGAAACGCTAACCGGTGAAATTATGACGAAATTAGCTACTGTGTTTAGCACGTTAGCCGTGGGTTTTGCGCTGTTTGCCAATCCGGTAACTCTTTTAGGAATGGTCGCGTTTAGTAGTTCGATAAGCAAAATAGCGTTTTCGCTTTCACTGTTGGCACTAGCGATTACGCCAATTGTAAAACCACTCACAATGATATTCGGTATGATGACCGGTTTGGCGATGGGTGGAATGGCTAGCGTTACGGAGACATTTGCGAAAGTCGAAAATATTGTTAACAAGATTAAAGAGATGAATGCCATGGAAATGGCAGCGTTGGCTGTTACTATGGGTGCCGTTTCGGCATCAACCGTAGCGACTGCCGCTGCAGCACCGGCTGCAGCCATGGCCGGCGGAGTCGGTGGAGCAGTAAAAGGGATGATGCCTGGGTCCACAAAGATTCAAGTAAAACTTGATGAGACACAAACTAAGAAATTCTTAGAAGGTAACTGGGCAGAATCATCTGGCAATCACGCCATTGGATCAGCGGCGAGTAGAGATTAAAAGGAGAACAATAGATGTCTGAAAACGATGATGAAAAAAGTAAAAAATATGATTTTTATAATAGTGACTTTAATTCAGCTAAATATTTTAAAAATAGTCAAGTTGTAGTTGGTGATGCCAAAAAAGTAACCTATTTTGTTGACGGTTCTGATGCTTATGCCAATTTAAGAAAACTATTCATTTCATTCCAACACGTTCCAACCCAAAGATCCATATTCTTTAAAGCTTTTATAACAGCTTTTAACGAGACGTTTAATAGTGACTGGTCTTCTGAAACCGTATATGGTAGAGCAGATCCTATTTATTTGTTTAAGCAAACACAAAGAAAGATTTCTTTAACCTTTAAAGTTCCCGCATCTTCGGTTAGTGAAGCGTATGAAAATCTAGGCAAAATTCAAGGATTGGCACAATTTTTATATCCCAATTACACTGACGTACAATCAGCACAGACTATTTCTCAGTCTCCTTTGGTTAGATTAAAAATTATGAACTTACTTAGAAACACGAATGATAGATTTTCTAATATGGATCAAGATTATGGAGCTTCTTCAGCGGAGGCAGATGAAGTCGCAACCACCGATAAGGGGCTTACTGATTATTCCAATTTACAAACTTGGCAATCACATGATGGTTTATTGGGAGTAATAGACAACCTTACAATAAACCATAATCTAGAGAGCGACGACGGATCTTTCGTTATTGGTCAAAATGCTATTTTGCCAAAATTTTTAGATGTTAACTTGTCTTTCTCTCCGATTCATGAGCATGCATTAGGTTGGGACGAAAATGGTATTTTTGGCGGCACATCGGGGCGCCCAGACGAACAAAGATTATGGCCATATGGTGTAAATCTTAAAGATGCAGAAAAATTATATGAGGAAGATGTACAAGCTGGAAACGACATCGATAAATTAATTGAAGACGGTCAGGGTGCTAGCGAGGCTCGTGAANCTGAAGANGCCGCCGTTGCNAATGCGGAGGCACGCTATGCTGGGCTTTTTGGTCAAATGAGACTAAAGAAAGATTTAGAATCGGGAAGCGAAGCAGCTTTAGACTATGCTGTTTCTCAGGCAACCGCTGGAGAATATAGTGATAAACAGATTGATAAACTTCAATCGGCAATAGAAGTTGGTACTACTTCAGAAGAAGGTTTTGGATCAGAGTAGATAACAAGGAGCTAAATAATGGCAAGATACAGTAGATACAGAATATTAAGAAACGCTAGCGAATATTATGCTCCATTGAGAGAGGGGAGGGATGTCAAGATTATAGAACATTTTGAAACCCCCACATTATCTCACCCCACCGTTGCTCAACGTACCGCTTTAAAAACAACAAGACATATTTGGAAATATGGGGATAGACTTTATAAAATGGCCAATCAATATTATGGAGATGTTAGGTTTTGGTGGATTATAGCATGGTACAATGGTGCCCCCACAGAGGCAAGTCTCAAAGTAGGGGATGCCATTGAAATTCCGTTAAATATTGAAGACGCATTGCGCGTATTAGGGATGGCTTAAAAATGGTAATGGGCCCAACTGACACGTCAGAGACCACTGAAAGCGAAGAAGTAGATTCTGTAAATGCTGAGTTATCTAAATGCGGGCTTAGTGTTGACGAATCACAGCTTGGAGAGAATTTAACACAGCATTATGAAGAAGGCGGCTGCGAGGCCCTAGGGTGCGCCAAGGCCTCAGCGGTCCAGGCGCAAGCCTATGAGGCTTATATAGATCAGATCAAAGAAAAAATAACAGAGATTGATGAAGCTTACCAGGGCGCATTGACCATAGCAATAGACACCTATATAGGGGCTAGTTCGGGCATGTCCGTTCTGACCGGCGAACCTCATCCTGAGCCGGCCCGCCTTCCAACTGTTTCATATAACCACCCTGATGGATACGCCGCTGTGGCTTCTTATACAACAGATCTTGAAGAAAGCACAGGAGAATTGCCTTGGAATCAGATGATGGAGCACACAAGACAGCTTTATGGTCCGCTAACAATGGAAGGGACTGCCGATGTAAAAACTACGGAAGCCGGCCATCGAATTGAGGCCATCAAATCGGGTGCGCTGTCCGATTACCAAATAATATTTGGTGGAAATGTGGGCCTCATCCACATGGAAGAGAATGAATCGTATCTTGGTGATCTCCTCACAGAAGCTCAACTACAAGCAGTCGCTGATGGTGCTTCTGAAATATATTCATTGTTTGAGCTTGCAACCGGCGCCCTGGCAGCAATGGAGACGGAGCTAAAATGCTTTAATGACTGGCGCGAGCCCATGTATGAACTATCGGGCGAGGATATGGCGTTGAGCCACGCCGAGAAAACGTTTCATCTTGCATGTATGTTTGGCACTCCAGGAACGCCTGAGTACAAACCATGTGAAGATGCCAACAAAAAAGCAGCAGGTTCTTATTTAGCTGGACAAGGCAAAAAAGGCGCCCCGGCCGGCGCAGCCAAACAGTTTAAAAAGAGGGTTTTTAAAGAGCAATGTTTTTTGTTAGCTAAAATTATTGAAATTGCAGACTATAAAAAGAAAGTTATTGATTCAACGCCACAATTTCGTAAACCGCTGCCATATCATCCACATGATGCTGCAAAGCCAAATGCATGCTTGATGGTTGATGGCGATTCTTTTGGCTTTATCAATAAGTTGACCCAGCACCCTCATCAAAAAACATTTTTTGAGATGAGAAACAAGGATATTTCCACATTAGTACCCATGATAAGGCTTTATAGAGTTGAAATGAGCAAGGATGGAAAAGATGAAACACAACAAGAATTTGATTTTAAAAGTTTCCATCCATGGGAAGACACGAAAGATATAATATTTTCTGATAAAACTAAAAGGGGCTATGGGGTAGGAATTAAAAACTTCGAATTTACATATGAAGGTAGTAACCCTTTTGCTGTCAAAAAAAGCATCAAAGCAAAATTAACAATTTTTGCTAATAATTTCCATGAACTTTTAAAAGATAGAGGTGGCTATCGGTACGTTGATTTGGCGTTAAAAACTGGAACTGGCACTAGAGCAAATTTAGAGGGTTTATCAGAGGAGCAGATAAAAGAAGTAGAAGAAAACTTATCAATGTTAAATTTTCGTTTAAAAGCGGTCGTAGGCTGGGCGCGCCCAAATGGAAACACAACACACTTTGGCAACTATTCAAAGAAGCATTTACTGAATGCAATTGCCGATTCATATGTAACTTTGAATCTAACTCCAACAATACACGAGTTCAACCTAGATGATCAGGGGCGTGTCACTTTTGTGGTTAATTATCTTGCTTATATTGATGATTTTTTTGATCAACCTAATTTTAATATTTTTGCCGATATCGAAACTGGTAAAAATATACTTTCTCGTCAAATAAAATATAAATTTCTTGGGAAACATTGCGAAAACGAAGAGTTATCAACATTAAAAGAAAAAGAAATGTCAGATGTGGACAAAGATAAAGATGCATCATTACAGGTTATAATAAAGAAATTATTAACAAAAGGTAGAATGAAATATATTAATATTTCTCGTGATCAATTAAAGCAATTTACTTCAAAAGGGCCTTTTTTCGAAATGCCAATGGAAACAGCCATTTATTCAGATCAATCAGCGATTAAATCCATGGCCGGCGACTATATGGCGGAAGCCAATAAGGTTATCGATAAAGAGGGCGAAGATGGTTCCATGGCTCCTGCAGAAGCTGTCGCGGCATCCACAAAAGAACCCACCGAAGAAGAGGCCCTCGCCGCAAAGGCAGAACAGGCCGAGAAAGACAAACTAAAAGCCTCAGTTAATTTTTCTGCCATCGTTAATAATCCCAATAATGAACAAATCGCCTTTTTCTTTATCAGTGACTTGATAGATATTATTTTAGAGGGCATTGAGGGATATTTAGAGAAAATGCCAGAAGAAATCAGCGAAGTACAAGGAATAGGATGGAGTAAAGATGAAAAAAACGCAGAAATTAAAAAACTTACGGGACTCCATACACAATATAAGAAACTTAGAATTTTATTAGGCCCTGTTGAACTGGTTAATCCAAATGGTGATAGTAAGTTTGTTAACTTTGGCGATCTTCCTGTTTCTGCCAAATATTTTATGGAATGGGTAACGGAAAAAATGTTAAAGAAAGAAGAAGTTGTTTTTCCACTTAGTCGATTTGTCAAAGAACTTTTTACCAGCTTAATAAATGATTTCTTAAATAATGATACATGTTTTAGTGTTTTGGCAAAACAAAAAACAAGATTAAATCAAGCGGTTCTTACTTCGTATAACAATAAGAACCGTAAACTTGATGAAATAACTGATTTTATCGCTTATGGAACATACAGATCAATTGAAGGCGATGAAGTAAAAATGAGAAGCATATATAAAAATCCCGGCCCTGTTGGAGACAATCCTCCATCTCGGGCTCTTATCAGTCGAATGCCACAGCCAATGTTAAATATTTCTGGACCACCTGGGATACCTATTCCGGAAGCGGGTGTTGGCAGAGAGATTAATTTTTTTGTATTTTATGCCGGCCGCACTCAGCCTACCGAATATATGAATGGTCTTCGTTGGCAAGACGAAGAACGTGGAATATTTCATTATATGTTAGGTAAGGATAGGGGCATTGTTAAAACAATTAGTTTGACTAAGACAGACTCCAAATTTTTAAAAGAGGTGCGCTTCGAACAAGAGGGATATTTGGGACTAGAACAGCTTAGAGAAGTTTATGATGTAAATATTAAAACTTATTCTAATGTAAAAACGTTTCCAGGCACCTACATATTTGTAGATCCGCATGGTTGGGCGCCTAATACAATTGCTGATGAAGGTATATATGACCTAACTCAGTATGGAATTGGAGGATATTGCATGATCATTCGTTCAACTCATACATTTGGGGCCGGCACCGCCGAAACTAATATAACTGCCAAATGGGTTGCCTCAATAGGCGCCGAGAGTGCTATTGAAGACCCGGCTGCACCTGCTGCAACTGCTGGAAACAACGAACCTTCTGGTCATTGCCCTGAACAATTTAGAGCACGTGCAGAAAAATCTAAAGATGAGGGATGGTTTGATAAAATAGTAGGCGGCGTTACTAGTCTTATTCCTCAACCGAATGTTGAGGAGCTTATGGATGATATAGATATCCCAGATGAAGCTGATATAATGGCGGGGTCTCCTTAAATGCCACTAGAATATGCTAAATCAAATGGCGAATCGGCTGCTTCCCTCTTCTTGAAAAGAGTTATGTATCGATTTGATGTTCGCAATTCAACAGAACATCCCAATTTAGTGGATTTTAATTTTGGCGAGAAGTGTTTTTATGGTAGAGTAAATCGAAGGTTTGTGCCAATTTTTTTCACCAATACAGGTTTAAACCTGAAACAATTTAACTCGTCTAACTTATCCGATGGTCCGATGAAAGCAATTAATTTTGTTGTTGATGCTTTTAATGATCTAGCACAACAATTTGAAAAATGTGCCGCTACGGGAAAAATAGACAAGAATGATACTTTTTTGAGCAATCTTAAGATTTATAAAGCTTATACAGATCCGGATCGTACTTACGCAGAGTATCTTAATGTTGTTTATGCTTCATTGGTTAATCATTTTAGAAGCAATAATATAAAAGTTCAAAATTTCGATGAATTTATAAAGGAATTTATTCCCTTGATGAATGCAACTGCTAGAAGATTTCCCTTTACACAAACGGCATATACTAAACATAGAATGAATCCAATATTAACATCTGGATTGGCAATAGAAATAGCAGATATGGATCCAGTTAATGATCAAGAAAAAATAGATAGCTTCATTAATAGTAATAATTGGAAGTTTTACGTTAATGCATGTAACTCATATGGTTTCATGGTAGATGAGATGATCCCCTGGCGGCTTGTCGCTGATATCGCATCTAGTCCAATGCTTCAATATGCTGCCGCATACGGTTTCAATACTACAGATCAAATATTGGGTGGCGGATATGGTAATGTACATATTAAATATATTAAAAAATTTCGTTATTTTCTTTTAAATTTGTATAACAGGGTTAAACTAAACAATTTCCTTGTGACAGAAACTTGTGAGGGTAAGCTCATTTCTAGAACTGTTTCCCCAAAAACATATACTAAGAGAGAATTTAATAGAAAATATTCTAAACTATATTTTTTAAACTTGTATTGTCAAATCAGATTTATCGAAGAAGAGTCGATTTTTAAAGAATCTGAAAAAAATACTTTAATTGATGATACATTGGAGCTATATCTAATCAAGGGCCGTCGTGTCGCATTGAATAAATTTGAATTAATTCTTAATAAACCATTTGACTATCGCGGTTCTTTGACGTATAATGTTAGAAGAACAAATCTTATACTGAATAGTTCGGAGTAATATTGATTTTTCAAACGCTTGATGACAAATCAGAATGTGTTGGTATATATGCTGATGGTAGACTTCATTATGAGGGCTTCCCGTCTGATTTAACCAGGACATGGAAATATACGGGATCCATAACGGATTCTAATGTAGAATATGCTTGGTTACGCTGCGGTGGACAGTCGCTGAAACAAGCTTGTCCTGAAGAATTGATTGATGAATGGCGCCGGCTGCAGCGGCGTTTTGAGGCTTATCTGAAATCTTTCAAAATAGGCAAAATTAGCATGAGAGAACATTGTTTCTTTGATCTTGTGCCAAATGATTTTTTAAAGCAGTTTTGTGAAGTAAAGAATCAAATCACAGAATATGTGTTTGAAAACTATGAAAAACCTAAGAATTATGAACACTTGGATAAGGTTCAAAAGTTGCTTTACAAAATTAAATACCGCGATTTGAATATTACTAGCGAGAATAGCAAATCCTTGTTTTATTTGACTCATATGCGGGAGCGAGCACAAAAATTGTTGAAAGGCTCCAAGCACATAGATTATAATTTGTTTGGCACCGTGACTGGTAGATTGGCCACAAACACCGGTTCTTTTCCTATCCTCACAATGATGCGAGAGTTAAGGAAGCTTTTAAAGCCTCACAACGATTGGTTTATTTCGTTGGATTATAATGGAGCGGAGGCACGGACCTTCCTTGCCCTGGCTGGAAAACCACAGCCGCAAGAAGACATCCACGAATGGAATAAAGGAAACATCCTTCGAAAAAAAGATTTGACAAGAGAGGAAATGAAGACTATATTTTTTACATGGTTGTACAGCCCTGAAGATCATGAAGTTCTAAAAGGCACTCTTTATGACAGGAAAGCGGTAATGGAAAAGTATTATATTGATGGAAGGGTAAATACTCCCTTTAAGAGGAGCATAATAGCCGATCAGAGAAAGGCTTTGAATTATCTCGTGCAAAGCACAACAGCCGACTTGGTATTAGACAAAGCAGTCGAGATTGATGAGTTTTTACAAGATAAGAAGTCATTTGTGTCACATATTGTTCACGATGAGATAGTGTTAGACATGGTTGATGATGAACGCGATTTGATTGTAGATATTAGAAAAATGTTTGCTGAAAATAAGCTGGGCAACTATCTTGTTAATTTGAAAGCCGGAAAGAACTATTTTGAGTTAGAGGATCTTAAGATATGATAACTGTTATTGGGCTTGGAAATGCAGCTTCGGCTATCGCAGAAAAGTTTAGTGATATTTCAAATTATAATGTATATTTGATGAATGATAAGATAAAACGCTCATCAAAGTATAAATTTAAGATAAAATCATTTGACAATCCAGAAGAATATGAAAACAATATCCCTAGCGTAAAAAAGTTTTTCAAAGACGTTGACGAACATGTACAGTTTATCGTTGTTGGCTCATCTTATAGTTCAAATTATTCATTGGGAGTTCTTGAACAGCTTAAAGATAAGAGGATAGATATTTTTTATATTAAACCAGATATCGAACTTTTAACAGGCCTGCCTAGGCTTGTAGAAAGTGCAGTATTTGGCGTATTACAAGAATATGCTCGTTCAGGCTTGTTTAACTCTATTGCGATTTTTTCAAATTTAAATTTAGAAAATATTTTACAGAATATACCCGTTAAAGAATATTATGACACATTGAATAATTCTATTTTTTCTACAATTCATTATTTGAATTATTTTGAACATTCTGAGCCTGAAATCGGGCAAGTTTGTCCCCCATCTGATATTAATCGTGTTAGAACCGTTGGAATGTTGGATATGGAAAATCTTGAAGAAAAATGGATTTTTGACCTTGACACCGAAAGAGAGCTATGTTATTATATATGTATAAATGAAAAGAGATTAGAGGAAGAGGGCGGTCTTCATAGAAAGCTTGTAAATATGCTAAAGGAAAAACCAAGAAATGCTTTTAGAAAAATTTCATATGCTATTTATGAAACACCGTTACCACAAGACTTTGGGTTCTGCGTTGCCCACACTAACGTAGTCCAAAAAAACTCTTGACTTGCTTTGTCGAGAGTGTTATAATAGAACAGTAAGGAACGCTTATTGTTTACTCATAAACATCAAAAAAAAAGGAGATAAATTATGGGAATCGACATGGAGCTTATGCGCCGCAAGCTCGCAAATTTGCGCGGTGAAGAACCAAAGAACTCACCCTGGTTTCGGCCAGATGAAGGTGATACGGATATTCGTATCGTTCCAATGAACGATGGAGATCCACTGAAGGAGATGTTCTTTCATTATAATGTAGGAGAGCATCGCGGACTTCTTTGTCCAAAGCGAAACTTTGGCGAACGTTGTTCAATTTGTGAATTCGCTTCTACGTTATGGCGTGAAGGAAGCGATAATAACGATGAGGAAAGCAAGAAGCTGGCAAGATCACTTTTTGTGCGTCAGCGCTACTTCTCTCCCGTTGTTGTAAGAGATCGAGAAGAAGACGGCATCAAGGTCTATGGCTATGGGAAGCAGGCTTATGAACTTCTTCTGGGCTATATCCTCGATCCAGAGTACGGTGATATCACTGACATAAATGAGGGAACTGATATTACTCTTACGTATACTAAGCCTACAAAGGCTGGTGCGTTCCCTCAAACAAATCTCAAGATGCGTCGTAACACATCGCCCCTGTTGTCGGACACGGATGCGATCCCGGCCCTCCTTGATCGTATGCCTGAGTTTGATTCTCTCTTTGAGCGTCTAACACCGGCTCAAATCGACGCAATACTCGATGAACAGCTATCCACTGATAGTTCGGCGGAGAGTCGTTCGTCTGAGACTACTAAGTATAACGACACAAACAATAGTGTCGATAAGGCTTTTAACGAGCTAATGACTGGTAAGTAGTTGAGATTTGTCCCGCAGGGAGGCATGGGGAACAGATGCCTCACATTTTTTAAGAGATGATCATGAATGATTGGTGCAAAGCGCTTTCAAAGAAGTGCTGTGGCGGCTATT